AGAAGAGAATTAAATTTAACTCCAGATCCATTATAAGTAATAGTCGCTGTTACATTTCCTGCCGAATACCCAGTACCACCCTGAAGAACTTTAATTGAAGATATTGTTCCATTCTCAAGAACTGGAGTTACCACCGCACCCACACCATCGCCAACAATCTCTATATCAGGTGGAGAAAGATATTGTTTACCTGCATTTAATACTATTACTTCAACAATCTGTCCATTATAATCAACAACTGGTTGCAATTCAGCTTGTGCTCCAGGAATAAGAGTTACATCTGGTTGACGATCAAAATTAACAATCTCCGAAGATCCATATCCAACACCTTTATTTTCTAAATGAACCGAAGTACATTCACCTCTAAAAACTGGTTGTACTACAGCTTCAAATGTTTCCGATCCTATAGAAGAAATACCAACTTTTCCAACTAAAGAAACTGTAATTGGTTGATAGTTAAAATGATGGGTTCCGCTTCCATTAGAAGTTAAATCTACATAAACTCCGTTTGTGTAGTCAGATACATTAGTTCCCCCAACTCCAGCATTAGCAAGTTTGAAATTATTATTATCTACAACAATAACTTGATATTGATTGGAGGAAGATACACCACCAATCTCTGTTCCTGTAGATGAATAAGTTACAATCTCACCATTCTGATAAAGATGGTTGTCAATGTTAATAGAATTTGATGCAGTATTAATTCCAGTAGCATTAACAGATAGTTTCTTATTTTGATACCCAGATCCAGGATTAACTACATTAATAGATTCTAATACTGATTTTTTATTATAAGACTGCAACTGATGCTGTCCCATTCCATAAGCAGTTAAATCAACCGTATTAATTCCTGCTAATGCGTCTCCTTCAGTCTTATGAAGTTTAATTCCATAATCACCTATTGCACGAACATAATAAGCAGCATCAGTAGTAATTCCAGCAACTCCTTCCTGACCACCTGTTAAGTAAATTACCTTTTCTGCATCTCTAAATTTATGATAAGTAGTAAACCCAATAGTATTTGTTGTAAGTCCTACATTTGCACTAACTGATTCTGCGTTAAAATATGGTGCATGCTCTATTAATCGCATATTAACTGAAACAGTCGCACCTTTACCATTACCACCCTTAATGCTAATTAAAGGAATTTCTTGATAATCAAAACCTTCATTTAGAACTCTAATCTCACTCAGGTTACCAGTGAATCCTGCATATCCAGTTGCACCAGTACCAACAGTATCTGAAACATTTAAAACAGGAGGATCAATTATATCATAACCAAATCCAGAAGAAGTAACTTCAATTTCTTCAATTTTTCCATACCTAAGAAGATCATTTGATTTATAGTTAAGAATTTCAACACCATTAATTAAAATACCAGTAGCACCTGGTTCAGTTTTACTGATTAAACCATCATTATGTGTTGGAGATATTTCTCTGAAAAGTCTTTGGGATTGTAAAATTCTATCTTTAAATTGATAGGGTTTAATTTCATTATCAACTACAGTTCTAGTATCAATATCTACAAAAATATCATTATAAAGATTTGACCTACTAGTTGCAAATCTAACACTTGAATTACTCCCGATAATTCTTTCTATAAAATAAAGACCTTCTTCAAATAGTTGAGATTTAATTATTACTCTAGTTGCTGATTGACCAGTTCTATAATCAGTATAAGTTTGAGTTTCTTTCTGTGGAGTGTAATAAACTGCATCTCCAGTGCGGAAATTATGAGAACCAATATTAAATTCAGTACCTACAAAAGTTCCACTGAATTTAACTTGTCTATAAGTGGTATTAAGAGCTTGAGCATTATATGAAGGAATAGAAGAAGATGCAATTAATAACTTACTTTCATCTTTATAGGTATTTTGAACGTTTGTTGAATAAACCTCAGTTCCGGGGAAATTGTTAGTTAATACTTTTAATATATTTCTTTTAAAAGTATAAGTATCATTAATATCAAGAGTTCCTTGACCTCTAATTGTCATAGAAGTTGAAGAAGTAATATCAATTACAGTGGTTGCTTTCTCTACTCCATCAGGCCCAATGATTGATGCAGAATCACCTTTTCTCAAATAATGAAGAATGAAAAGATTAACTTTATAAGTCCAGTCAGATGCATCTAATAATTCTATGCTATGTACTTTATATGTTGGTGCAGTATTATAAAACCAATCTCTTGATCTAAACTTAGCATCCTTAATACCTAAACTCTTTATTCTAGCAGTATCATTTCTTCTATAATAATAAGTATCATCAGGATAATTAAGTTTTTCAAGTACAGAAGTTATTTTTACTTTAACTATTTTGTCAGGATCACCAAAAGATGCTCCATAAGCATAAGTATTAATTCCAACATTGGATCCATCAGAAATTATTCCAGCAACATTGGAAACTCCTTGGAATTCATTAACAGTTTTGGAAGCATATGTAACAACACCTACTGTCGAATCACTATAGGTCACATCCAGACTTCCTGAATGAGCAAATCCTACAGTAGAATCAACATCTACAAAAGTTTGGCCAACTGATACATCACCAATTACCTTTGTATTAGAATGAACAGAGAAATTACCATATACAGCACCATCAACCCTAAGATCCCGGTTATAACCAGCATCCATACTCATTCTATAATAAGTCTCACCTACTCCAACACTAATCTTTTCGATGTTTGTAACGGGTCCATATGCCTTTGTAAGGTCCCCGAAAGCATCTTGATACAGTGTTGCTTGTTCTAAGTCTAATGGGTCTCCATCGAATGCTTGAACAACATAATCATTAGTTATTCTATAATTAGCATTAGAAGGAGTAAAGAGATAATCTCTTGGTCTTATAATTTCAACACCTTCATTATACAATGCACCGAATAAAATTTCAAAAGATTTATCAGTACCTTTACTTGAATAAAAATCCTTTGCTTGTTTTATAAAAAGATTTTGATCAAGATCTGCTGATAAAGTACGATCTTCAAATCCAGGTAATAATTGATTCTTTGTTTTCTTTAAAAACTCCTTAAGGAAGAGAATTGTTAAATTCTCAATCTTAACCCCCTCACGGGTTCTTTTGCCTGTTGTAGAGTCATATAGACTACCCTCATGAGCAACGGAAGATGATGTATTGAAAACAAGTTGTTCAGGGTTTGCTTCAGCCTGATAAGTTGTGATTCCACAAAACCCTCTAACACAACCAGTGAAAGAAGTATCAGTTTTTCCAGTATAGGTTATTATTTCATCTTCAATCTTCAACAATCCATATGATTCAGGAAATCCATTAGTACCCTTAGGAAATGCCTCTACAGGGATAGTTGTATCGTATGAAGTGATGTCTGCATCAAGAATTGCACCATCCGTTAATCCAGTTTGTTCATTAAGTTTGACATACTGATCAATATTTTGAATCAGGTCAATAGGAGCACCCTGAAATTCTTGGGATTGATAATATGATTTTAAAAACTCAGAGATTAACGGAAAATCAGTCCTAACATAAGTAGGTAGCTGATTCTGAACGATATTATTAAACTGAACTCTTTTAACTGTCATTGGTATTGGATTAATCGCTTAGTAAGTGGTTGTTGTGGTTTCGTCATTTCTACCACCTGAACGTACCAAAGTTCCGTTAGAATAACTGGAAGATACAATATAGTTTGATGCGGAAGAATCTAATCCTGAAGAAACTTCATCAACAACAGTTTCAAATGTACTATTACTTATATCTAGTTGCAAATAAAGATCCTGTAATCCGATAACGTCATTAGAATGGGGAATTGCTTGTATTTCTACAATCGTTTGCCCATCTTTAATTTTTCCGGATATGATATTAACAGGATTCAGAGTTATAACTCCTTTTATGTAATCAATGGATCCTACGTTTCTTCTAACAATAGTTGGAGATGTTGAATTTACAGAAGGAACAGTAAAGAAGAAAAGATTTCCATTTTCTCTATTTGTATTAGGAATATCCCCAATATAGAGTGGATTGTTATTTCCGCTAATATAAAATGCCGAAGATTTAATATTATACCCACTTATATTCTCTATATGGAATTGGTTCCCAAAACCGATAGAATATTCAGCAAATGTGTTTAGAGATACTCTCATATCCCTTCTCATATTAAGTGTAGTAATATTAGAGGTAATACCTTCTTGACTTTGATCAATAATATTCAAAAATTTACTATATTTGAATCTTGCGCCATATTTATTCAATTCAGTTGATTCTGCATACTTATTTGCATTATTTTGTACTACACTAGAAACATCAGCTCCTGAAGGTGCCAAATTACTGTTATAATAGACTGTTGAATTTGCCTCAACATACAAATATTTCAAATCAAGGATTTCTGGAACAATTCCAGCTACTGCATACTTCTTCAACTTCATTCTAATGTTTTCTTTGACCAAATTTGGCAAAAAGTCGCCAGAACGGGGTTTTATGCTAATAAAGACTTTTCCATATTGAGGTGGAACGAGATCTTCACCTCCAAAAACCGAAATTGACTCAGTTTCGGGATAAATTTTGTTTGGAATTAATGATTCGTAATCATTTGAGGTTAAAGTCCTATTTTGAGACGCATAAATTCGAGGTGCAAACTTTTTAATGGAATCTACACTCTCAATTGTGTCACCACCCGAAGATTGAAGTCCAGTTGTTAATAATGAAATGCCTGAAGTGACATTATACTCATTTGCGTTTCTAGTATAAGTTAATTTTCCAGCAAATTGGAATTGTTGGACTCCATTTCCCCCATCACCACTAGAAACGATGTAATCTATGTCTGCAATATTGCCTTCTCCTAATTTTTTACCAAAAATACCATCTCCAAAGAATATTTCATATCTTTCATCTTCAATTTCTTGTAAAAAGAAAACTTTTGACTCAGAATTGATGTCAAAAAGGCTATCTTGAGAAGAATATTTGGATCCACCCGTTACACCTGAATTTTCTCTAACTTTTACCTTAATTAAAGTACTATCAATACCCGTATTTGGTAAAATAAACCTCTGATTTGGATTTGCAGAGGATTGTGTGAATTGTGCTGATAAAAGTGTGCCTTCATAAATGTAAAGATCATTAAATCTTGCAATATTATCCTTAACTGGGACTGTTACATCCTCACAAATTGAAAAAACGAGTGAGTCTTTACCAAAAGTAGCTGATGTTGCTGCTACAGGACCCTTTTTAAGGGTTAATGAAGCAGGTGTAGGACTAATACTTGAACAATCTACGTAAAAACTGACTGTTGCTCTTGCTGCAGTCCTTGAACGAGGTAAATATCCAATATTTCTTGCCAATGCAACTACATTTTCTCTCAAAGTTGCACTATCGATGAAGACTTCGTTTGCCACCATGTTAGCATTATAAGAAGTAATGTAAGTATTGTATGCCAATACGTCCAAAATTGATGATAAATTGGATCCCTCGAAGTTATAATCAGTAAATTCTGAATTAGCTTGTAGATATTCTTTGAGAGATGTCTTAACCTGGTCAAATTCCAGGTTAGCGAAGTTAACTAATGGCATTTTATCTGGTTGATTGCAACACGAATTCTAATTGTTGAGGAGGAACATCAGCTCCAATAATTTCATATGTAATAGTTACATCAAAAGCATTGTTATCATAGTTAGGATTTGTCCTTACAGACAATAATTCCACTCTTGGTTCATAATTATTGATGGATTGACGAAGTTGATCTTCAATTATACCACCCGAAATGTCGTCAATGTTCTCAAAAAGAGCAGCAGAGATGTCTGAACCAAATTCGGGGTCAAAAAACTTCTCTCCAGGAAGGGTAAATACAATATTCTTTAAAGAACGAGCAATAGCATTCTCATTTTTAAGCGCAATTAGGTCATCAGTGAGAGGATTACTCTCAAATGACATACTAATGTCCTTAAATCCTCGACTAACTCGTTGTAAAGGC